GAATCAGCCATTGAGCGAACATAGCCATTCAATTTGCTGACTGTATCTTTAGCCCTTTTTTTGCCAAACTCATTGATAAATGCCTGCCAGTCTGATTTTGAAATTGATTTTAGTTCACGGCTTTCGCTCCAGTAGGCTAATAACTGTTTACGAATTGTTTTATACCGGGCTTCGGTGATACGAGAATGCTTGCCAGATTTGTACAGCTCAATCCATTTGTCCCAGTAGTCGATTAACGTTATCTTGTTAAGATCCAAATTTGCACCGCGATTATGCTGACGTTCGACTTCGATTGCCGCTATATCAGCAGCCTTTTTTGAGGGGAAGCCACCCTTGTTGACATACTTGCGTGTTCCATCATTATCCTTGTAAGAGACACGATATTGCCATTTTTTGCCACGCTTACTAATACTGGCCACATTTACACCTCCTTGTGCTATAATACAGGCGGGTGCTATTGCACCCACACCATGTAGTCACATTCTGTTAGGCGTCTACCCATTCGGTGGGGTAGGCGCTTTTTATTTTGTATCCAGCCCCACTCTCCGGCTTGCACGGGGACGCCGCTTGCGTGGGGAAAGAATAATATATGCTAAACAGCTGCCTTATTGCGAGGGTGCTGTAAGAACAAGAATACAATTGCAATAATCAACAAAACAATAGCTGGAAATGCCATTGCAGCGGTCAAACCAAAGCAAAGCGAACCAATTACGCCCAGGACACCGCCCACTAGCGAAATGTTGTGCTTATAGCTTTGCCATAAAGCTAGTGCGTTTAACACAACTCCAATCCAAGCAACAGCATAGAAGAATGTGGCAGCACCTCCAGTTGCATTGGTCTTGTTTGCAGCATCACTAAATGCGGTTGAAAAGATGACAAACCACGATGAGGCAAAAATCACACAAGCAAAAATGTTGTAAATGCCAGTCCAAATGTTAATCTTGAGCTTTTTCATGATGAATCCCTCCATAAAAATCCAGCTTTTAACGTCGATCAGGTATTGGACGTAAGATTAATTGAATGCATATGACCCAACAACTTTACCGATCACATCAATATTGTCTGTGTCGTCAGCGTAGAAATCTGGGTAGATACGTTCGCCAGTTTTTTCATCTACGTCATCATTCAATGACCGAAGGCACAGACGGTCTTGCTCTAATATCAGCTTTTTGATGAATGTCATGTCATCAATGTCAACTACAGCGATCATACCGTTAGTAACATCTTGTGTTTTCTGAACAAAGACAAATTCGCCATCCTCGTAGTAGGGAGACATACTGTCACCGACAACTTTAAAGCAGTAATCGTAGTGAGACGGAATAGCACTGTCTGGAATCTTTACTGTGTCCATTGGTTCATAGCGATCATCATTAAAGGCACCATATCCAGCGGCAACAATACCATCAACCTCAACATTGAACGCTGGCTCATCAAGATTACGTTCTACACGCGCTTCATCTAAGCTAACAACGTTGTCTGGGTTTTGCTGTTCATTAAGTTGTTTTTCCGCGTACGTGTAGACTTTTTGCTGACGTTCAGGGTGGAGTTTACTATATATAGGGAGAATGTCATTTATTTTGGTCATGACGTTGCTATTGACTGAATTGTCAATAATTTGGTCATTTTCAGACCATGATTCGTGTATAAAAGCATTGGGATCGACTCCAAAAAAATTGGTTATCAATCTTACATAGAACATTTGTGGATCAGCTTTGCCGTTTTCCCAGCGAGATATCATGCTCTTGCTAATTTTAGCTTTATTGTTTGGATCATGTTTAGCTGTCCAGTCATTTAGCTTATCTGCAAGCTCCTGCTGAGACAATTTTTTTAATAGCCTAAGATTGTGTAGTCTCTTGCCAAATAGGGCTTCTGTCATGATTGCACATTCCTCCTTTAGGAACATAGTAACACGATTGTTCCTGAAATGGAACTTTTTTTGTTGACTGAAAGCATGAACTGGGATAAGATGTATTTGTTCCTTGATAGGAACGGAAACTATAAAGGGAGGTTAAGCCATGAATAATCCTGGATACAGAGATTTGAAAGGGTGGTTAGTTGCGCGGGGAATTTCGCAAAATAAAGTTGCTAGTTTTCTTGGTACTACTCCAAATTATGTAAACAAAAAGCTCAATGGAACTGGTCCTGATTTTCGTTTGTCAGAAGCACGCAAGCTTCATACGGGCTTTGGGGTACCAATGGCATATTTTTTTGAAGTCGATGTTCCTTTTTCGGAACGAAAGGAGACTGTTTAAATGAATGAACTAATAAAGACCATCACACGCGATGATGGCACGATCGCAGTCAGCGGTCGCGAGCTACATGATTTTTTGGAAGTAGATACACGATTCAATGACTGGTTTCAACGCATGGCTGAATACGGTTTTACTGAGGGTCAAGACTTTTACTCTTTTTTGAGTAAAACCCCTAGCGGTGGTCGTCCTAGTACTGACTATGTCATGACGCTCGACATGGCAAAGGAAGTTGCAATGATTCAGCGAACCGATCGAGGCAAGCAAGCGCGTCAATATTTTATCGAAATTGATAAACAGGCACATCACGATATGACCGGTCTAAGTCCAGCGACACGGGCGGCTGTTGCAGCTACGCAAGCGCTAGCCGCACAAGAGCGACGCTTGAATCGAGTTGATGCAAAAGTAAATGCCATCAGTGACATCGTAAGTATTTCCACAATGGACTGGCGGCGAGCAACTCGGGAAATCATTACTAAGATCGCACATATGCGAGGAGATGACTATCAAGCCACACGGAACGATATCTACAAGGATGTTGAACACCGGGGTGGATATAGCTTGAGTACACGCCTTACCAACTTACGCAACCGAATGGCTGGGGAAGGCCAATCTTTATCCAAGCGAAATAAGACCAACAAAGTCGATGTTATTGGCAACGACAAGCGGCTGATTGAGATCTACATGGCGGTTGTTAAGGATCACGCCATCAAGTATCGCGTCTGGGACAACGAGTATTAAAGGAGGAATTGAATTATGACAAGCATCAAAGTACCAAAGCAGATCAAGCTCAAAATGCTTGATGACATGATCAGCGTTGTTGAAGACCGCATCTCAGAAATTGGGCACACTATTCTTCCTGAGCAAACTGATATTCTGATGGATCTCGGAAGTTCTATCGGTCTGAAGGGAGGCCCATACTCACTAAAATCCACCGACAAGATGGAGCTAATCGATGACTCGGTTGCTGAGCTAAAGCAGTTATCCATCATCAACGACTATCTAAGTGCGATGTATGACTCGACCGAAGAACTTCCGGATGAAGCAGACAGTCTAAAAGGAGATAACAGTATGAACGAAGAAAACAAAAAGCCCCGCACTGATATGGGCAGCACGGGGGTAACTCTTTACACTTGGCGCACTAGTTATCCATTTCCCCCAGCAGTAAAACCGGGAGACCTGGTGACAATCGTTATTGAGGACGAAGAATTAACCCACACTGTAGGAACCTTTGCTTTCGTCTCCTAAAGGAAGAGTGCTCCATACGGTAAGAACGTTGGACGCTCTTTCAACGAGTACCTCTTCTTTACCATCAACAATAAGATTACGAACCATAAAGAATTCATTTCCATCTTTGAATGAGTAGGCACTTTTAATTGCTACATCTTTCGAAGAAAACACCGCGCCAATATTGCCACTGGTAGGAGCAAATACTTTTTTGTATGGCAAGTCCATTTATATCACCTCCTTCCATCACTAGATAACCTGATTATCTGCCAAGGGGAGGTCGAAAGAAAGGAGGAAATGCCATGGAACTGTTACAAATTGTCGAAAATAAGCAGATTTCAAGCAAAAAATATTTGGCAGTTGATGCAGAAGAGCAAGCAAAGCTGATCAAGGAGAACCAAGAACTAAAACGTCAGCTTGAAGGAATGGAATATTGGGACCTAACAACGGCCGCTAGTCTAATCAAAGGACATAACAACACATGGGTCGTTAACAATATTCTCGATGTACCTCGCTTTCGAAAAGTGTTAGAGGACAGGATCGTCCATTACCCACCACCTGGTCAAAAGGGATATATGTTTCACGCCGGCCCGTGGAGAACATTCATCGACAAATGGTTCCCAGAGATTTCAAGGTTGCTTAGAGAGAAGGGCAAATAATGATTGAATATTTACTAATTGGTGGTGCCTTCGGCGTGATCGTGGGTCACTGCTTAGGCCACAGCGGAAATTGGAGGCAGTGGATTGAATGAAGCAGAACGTACCATTGGTGATTTGCTGAACGAACACAACAAATTGACGTTAGACATTATGCGCGGCAACCACACACCAATTGCAAAGATGTTGCTTGCCGAGAACGAGAAGCTACGTGCACGACTAGCAAAACTAAGGGGATGACCTAATGACTAATGAGGTATACGAGCACATTTTAGCCGAAGCGAACCGCCAGATCGCAGCATATCGCAAGGTTGCTTATGATTATGGTCCTGACAATACAGACTCCAAGCAAACATACGCAATGGGTCAGGAAGATGGCGCCGACACAATCCTATTCATTATCAAACAAGTCATGAAAAAAGCCGCTGGCGTTCAGGCCAACGACTGATAGAAAGGAAATTAATAATGCAAAATAATACATTGTCACTTACTGACTTCCAAGTTGATTATAAGCCATCGGTGCTGACTCTACAACATGCAGACGAACTTGCGGCCAATATCAAGCAATATGCCGAAAAATACCGTGGCCTTGTGATCACTGAAGGAACTTTGAAAGAGGCGAAAGCATCTCGTTCTGACTTGCGCAAGTTGTCAAAAGCACTTAATGACAAACGCATTGAAATAAAACGCGAATACAACAAACCTTACGATGCGTTCAAAGCCGTGGTTGATAGCATGATTAGCGATATTTCAGCGGTTGAAACGGATATCGATGACGGGATCAAAGAACAAGAACGATTAGACGCCGAACAACGCAAAGAGCAAGTGCTTGATGATATCACAGAAATTGCGCAGTCACGTGGGATTGACCCTAAAGACATCGAGTTCAACGACAAGTGGCTCAACAAAAGCATAAGTAAGCTTGAACGCACGCGGCAAATCGGAGATGCGGCTGATTATATTGTCAAACAGCGTGAAGATCTTGCAGCAGCCAAGAAGGCTGTTACCAAATATGCAGAAGCCATGGGCTTAGATGCTGGCGGGTGGGTTGCACAGATTGATCAAGGTGCTTCACAGCTGGATGTTATGGCTCGCATTGATGCACATATTGAACGGCAAAAACGTGAGGCAGAGCAAGCCAAGCAGCGCGCCGAAGCACAAGCAGCCATTGATGCACTCCATCAGAAAAAGATCGGTGACAAAGTTGTCGACACTAATACCGGTGAAGTGGTTAAACAGCCAGAAATCAAACATTACGGATTCGAAGTTGTTGGCACTTTTGAGGAAGCTAAAAGCGTAGCGAATTTCATGAAAAAACAAGGTATTGAATTTATCAGCATGGAGGGAAAATGATGCGCACATCAGAGAATATAAACGAGATTGCGAAGGCAATCAACGCATTTAGGCAAGTTGTCAAGCAACCGGCAAAAGATGGTGACAACCCGTTTCTAAAGTCTCGTTACGTTCAGCTTGAGGGTGTTGTGGATGCAATCGACCGCGCACTACCTGATACGGGACTGGCATACACACAAGATGTGGTTAGCGAAGGAAACCAGGTGAGCGTGACAACTTTGATTTTCCACTCTAGCGGCCAATTTATTGAGCTGGGGCCGCTGTCCGTTCCTGTTGCTAAGAACGATGCTCAAGCGTTCGGATCTGCTGAGACATATGCACGTCGATACTCACTATCGGCAGCATTCGGCATCACATCAGACCTTGATGATGACGGTACTGTGGCCGGAGTTAATCCGCCAAAGGCTCAACCTAAGCGGACTAATAAGCAAAATGGTGGCCTCGATCACGCTACAGTCAAGGCAGTTAAAGAACTCATTATGCAACAGTTTAACAAAATGCCGGAGGTCAACAAAAACGGTGATCCCAAGCCGAAGACGGTGAATGAACTGGCAGAAATATGGATTGGGTTAGCCAATGCCAAGTTTGGCAGCAAGGCAACAAGCATCGAAACGTTAACTCCGAGTGCAGCTCGTGGCATAAAAAGCTTGCTTGAAAACGAAATTAAGAAACTAGCGGGTGTCGCTAATGAAAATCAACGGCAGGCTTGACAAGCTGTCGGGCAACAAAATTACTATCACCGCAGATGCCCATGTTAGCCTGTATACGCTGTCCAAGCTTGCCGCTGGTAAATCACCCTCGGTTGAGTTAGAAGTCGAGGACGGGCGCCATATAAGCCCAGATCAGCGCAAAAAGATATTTGCATTGATGCGCGACATCTCAGACTGGAACGGTGACACGGTGGACATGATCGAATGCCTCATGAAGTCGTATACACGTGAGATTTTTGCAATTGAACCATATTCACTGAGTGACTGTTCGATGACGACTGCCAGCAACATGATATACACGATCTTAGAGTTTTGCTTCCGCAACGATGTGCCA